CGATAGTGACTTGTATGAGAAGGAAGAAGAAGAGAGGGAAGAGAGAGAAGAAGACGAGGAAGATGAAGGCAGACTAGAAACGGCTTTGGCTGCATCTGAAAATGCTCTAACGATAGCTAACACAGTATCTCAATCTGCTTTACTACAGACAATAAATAACGCTACTAATGTAAGGTCTTACTACGCAGCGACAGTTCCCGGAGGAGTATACAGGGAATCTATTTCATTGGACGGAGGAGAGGTGGTTGATAACAGAAGAGCACTACAAAGTTTAGCCCAAGACAATTTAATGAATCAAATGATAGAGGAACAATACAAATGAATAAATTATTATTAACAGCTTTAGTTCTTAGTCTTACTGGTTGCTCTTTGTTCGCTAGTAAGGTAGAAGCCAACGCAGATATTACAGGCTCAGTAGAGTCTAGATGTATAGTTAACACAGACACTCCGGGAGTCTACGGAAACCCTAACGCATATACTCTAACAACAACACCTGCTAGTGGTGGTCAGAAACCTATAGTAAGGTTTGACGTATCGCTTGCTAATGCTTATTACGCACAGGTTAGTTACCCTACTTCTTTTAGCTCTAGCCCTAGCCTAAGTGACACAGTTGCTTGGACAGGAGCAGTAGCAGTAGCACAGTCATCAGGAAGTGACTTTGATGGATACCAAACAGCCAGTACAACTACGGGTGCTCTAAGACAATACGCTATGGCACACGCTGGAACTTTATGGGTAGATGTCCAGTCAGAGGCTACATATGGTGGTGGACAACAAAAAGCATTTCCCGGTGGTTCTTATACAGCAGTAGTAGTTGCTGAATGTGTCGCTCAGTAATACTGTGGGTATTGCTATGTACATCTGTAGCAGCTCACGAGATGACACCGACATATCCAAAGTGGTCTGTAACTCAAATAGAAGGGGTACACAAAACTACAATGGCTATGTTCAACAAGAGAGAAGATGTTAAATATTATGAGATTGGCGTATTTGACAGAGAGTGGAAGCCAATACCTTTTGTAACTGATTATAAGATATTAAAGTTAGATTACTTAAGCCACGTTAAATTTGATGTGTATATTAGTTCAAAGAATGTAGACAGAGCAGAATACATATGCTCCTTGTCTAAACTAAGAGGAAGTAAAAAAACTAAGACAATGATAGCATCAAGAATATGTTCGAGGTTTAAGTGAAGTGGTTGAGGTATGTGTGTTGCTACGCCTTTTTTCTTAGCACACAGGTTATAGCAGACAGTAACTCTATGACCTTCTCCTTGCCAAGTGCTGGATACAGTAGCGGTACAGATAGTATTAGAGCCGGTGATTTAGATTGTAAGAATAGCATAGGTGGTACTACTAACTTTGAGTTAGGTATGACTGGAATAATAAATAACGCAGTCACACCAATTATAGGTAAAGAAGGAGATAGACCACAAACTAAAGATATAGGTTTGTATGCTAGAATAATAATTCCTCTTGATGGACCTAAAGAAAGAATTAATTGTAATACACTATACCAATTAGAATTACAACGTAGAAGGTTAGAAGTACAAAAACTTAAACAAGAAATAGAATACTTAAGACAATTACAAGACGGTGGATTTGAAAACTGATGGCTGACCTAGAAGAATTAGTAAGTAAAGGCAAAGGCATTAAGGATAAGAAACTCAAGCTGTTTGGTCTACGTTTAAGTGGTACGAGTATAGTCGCAGCATTTGCCTTTATTTCGACAATTATTGGTACTCTATATGGTGGCTTTCTTATGTATCAGAAAGTCGAAGGAATCGCAAATTTGGACCTTGGAGCTATAGAGTCACAGATGAAAAAGACATCTAGTGATGTAGAAAGAATAGAACAACACGCTGACGCTATAAAGATAGAACTTAAGAAAGATATGACAGACCTAAGAAACAGTCAATGGTCTTTAGAATCTAAAGTAGATACTAAGTTACAATCAGTAGATACTAAACTTACTAACTATGATACAAAGTTAGATAGGTTTGAGATAAAAGTAGAGAAAACTAAAGAGGACATAAACAAACGGATACAAGAATCATTAGACAATCCACTAGCAAACTAAGGAGATATTATGGGATACGGTAAAACACCTTATAAAAAATCTAAAGGCAAGAAGAAGAAGAAGTAATGGCACTTACTAAAAGACAATTAGCTACTCTAGATAAACATAAAAAACATCATAGCAAGAAACATATGGAAGAGATGAAAAGGCTTATGAGAAAAGGCTTGAGCTTTACTGAGTCACATAGAGTAGCTATGAAAAATGTGGGGAAGTAAATGGAAGACGAGCTTAGAAGAATGCAAGTACAACTAGACAAACACGCAGGTCAAATAGCAAAGTTGTTTAGCAAAATTGACGACACAAACAAATGTATAGCTAAGATAAATACCTCACTATTACAAATTAAATGGGGCGTCTACGGTGCAATTATCTTTTATGTTATTGCAAACGTAGGTCTTATGGAAGCATTAGGAGTAGTATTATGATAGCACTTTTAACAAACATAGCACCTATAGCCTTAGGGTTTATTGGTAAGTTGTTTGCACTTAAGAGCCAAGCAGCAGCAGAAAATCAAAAGTTAATGATGCAACAGTTTGCAGTCAGAGACAAATCAATTAATGATGCTAGGTCTGCTGCAGACAAAGAAAGTCCAATGGCTGCTCTTAATAGACGAGTAATTATATTTGTCATATTGTCTTTAATTATATTTACTCAAGTAGCTCCAGTGTTTTTTAACGTGCCTACTGTTGTACCTACTGTAATTGAAGGAGCAAGTTTACTTGGCTTTGAACTTACACCAGATACAATAGAGTATGTTACAGTACAGGCAGGAGCAGTGCTTAAGTTTGATGAAGTGTTTGCTTGGGCTACAATGATTATAGAATTTTATTTTGGTGCACAATTAGCCAAGGGGAAATAATGACATACAGAGAACTAATAAATCAAGTATTAATAAGACTAAGAGAAGACACAGTAGCTTCTGATTGGTCTGGGGCTATTAACGATAGTTCTACAGTGAATGACTATCAGAAAGTTATAGGCTCTTTAATTAACGACGCTAAGAGAAGTATAGAGTCTTACCACGATTGGTTAGTTCTAAGAGAGACAGTTAATGTTTCTACTGTAGCAGCTACAAAGAATTACAATTTATCTTCCGGTCAAGAATTTAAAGTGTTAGACGTAACTAACAATTCTACTGGTAATAGTTTGTCACCGGTGACACAACATTACATAAACAGTATTAAGTATCCTACCGACCCTACAGGAGAACCTAGTTACTATGCTTTTAACGGGGCAGATAGTTCTAATAATCTTAAAGTAGATTTATCTCCTATACCTACAGAAGCACAGACAATATCTTTTGATATAGTTAAGTATCAAGACGAATTAACGTCAGCTACTACAAGTATTAAAATACCGTCTAAGCCTGTAATCTTAGGTGCTTATGCTCGTGCAATTGCAGAGCGTGGAGAAGATGGAGGAACACAATCTTCTATAGCTGCACAAGAAGCAGCAAGCTCTTTAGCACAAGCAGTTATGTTAGACAGTGGAAACACTCAATATGAAAACGAATGGTTTGTAACTACTAATTACCAATAATGGCTAAGCAATTACAGTATCAGTCCTTAACTAACATAGGTCTTAACGGATTAAACACACAAGCTAATCCTGCGTCATTAGACCCATCTTATTTAACTAAGGCAGAAAATGTTGTGATTAGAGAATCAGGTCGTATATCTCTACGCAAAGGATTTAAACAAAAAATAGCACCTAATGTTCCAGCTCCTAATGGAGTTGCTATTAAAAGTATTGTAGAACATCAAGACGGTCAAGTTAAAAAAATATTTGCTAGTCACGGTACAAGTATATACACTGTAGATTTTACAACACCTGATGCTGCGTTTCCTACAGGAAGTGCGGACACAAAACACACAGTTACGGGTACAAACGGTGATTGGCAGTTTATAAATTTTAATGGCAGGCTTACTTGTCTACACGAAGACACAGTACCGCAAAGATATGATGGCTCACAAAGTTCAGGTTCTAAATGGGCAGCATTTTCAGACCACGATAGACCTCCTACAGTAACGTCAGGAGAATTTAAGCCTAGTTGTGGTGTAGGATTCTATGGTCGTATGTGGGTCGGTGGTGTAGCAGAAGAAAAAGATGTATTACATTATTCTGCTCTGTTAGATGCTGATGACTATACTCACAGTAGTGGTGGTGGTTCTTTTGATTTAAAGAAAGTTTGGGGTAGAGACGATATAATAGCTATTGCTCCATTTTATGGGCAACTTGCTGTATTTGGTAAGAACAACATAGCTATATATGAAAGTCCTGATGTTGTAGGAAGTATGAAACTTAATGAAGTTATACGAGGAGTAGGTTGTGTAGCTAGAGATTCAGTACAACACATTGGAGATGATTTAGTATTTTTATCTTCTACTGGTCTTAGGTCATTAGCTCGTACATCTGAAAAAGATAAAGTACCTCTAACTGATTTATCAGTAAATGTTAAAGACACATTAATTAGAAACATAGGTCAAAGCACAGAAGTTAAGTCAGCTTATATAGAGAACGAAGGAATATATGTAATGACTTTTACTGCTAGTAACATTACTTATGTCTTTGACTTTAAACATTTAACTCCTAATCAAGCTCCTAGAATAACTACTTGGACATTTGATTTAGATAGAGAGCCTGCAAGCATAGCATATACAGATACTTATGGTATGCTAGTAGGACAGAAAGACGGAAGTATTGCTACTTATGAAGGATATTATGATTCAGACCTAGCAGCTGACGGGTCTACATACAGCTATGCTTCTTATACAGGTAGCTTTGAAACTACTTGGGTAAACTTAGGAGAGTCTGTAGGTGCGTCTTTGTTAAAGAGATTATTTATGGTTATAGAAGGCGGCTCTGGTGCTAACTTAGCATTAAAATGGTATAAAGATTTTAGTTCTTCTCCGTCTAAAACTACATCTATAACTTTAAATCCTACTACTACAGGTTCTACTGCTCTATGGGGAGCTAGTACATCTCTGTATGGAAATTCAGGGGTTACTTATAAACCTGTATATGGACTAACAGAATATAGGACATCACTTACAGGCTCAGCAAAAAATTTAAAAATATCTATAAGCATTCAAAGTAATGGTTATGATGCGTCTTTACAAGACTTAACACTTTTACATAAACAAGGGAAAATAAGATAATGGCAGACTATTCAAAAGTTATAGCTTGGTCAGGTAAAGATGCTTTGGCTGACTCAAGTGCAGCAAAAATAATATCAGGTGCAGATTTTCATACTGAATTCACAGCAGTTGAAGCAGCAGTAAATACTAAGGCAGACATTAATGGAGATGCCTCAGAAGCATTTAGTGCGACTACTGCTTCAGCAAATACAAACACAACACAAGTAGCTACAACAGCTTATGTACAAACAGAAATAGGTAACTTAGGTACGAACGGAGATGGGGCTAGAACAGTTAGCACTTCTGCTGCAAGTGGTGGCTCTGATGGAGATATTTGGTATCAAGTAGCAAGCTAATATGACTTTAAAGATAAACGATTCAGGAACTTGGAAAGAACCTACAAAGGTTTCTGTTAAAGATGGCGGTGCTTGGAAAGAAGTATTAACTGCTAGTGTTAAAGATGATGGTTCTTGGAAGCCTTTTTATCAAAAAAAATATACTTATACAGTTTCAAGTAATGTTAATAAATTAGATTTAGATACTGTACTTACTTCTGACCAAAAATTAGGTGATGTAGATGTAGTTATTAACTCTGGTGTTTATGTTTATTCAGACTCAACTAGCACCCCTGCCCTACTTACTGGAAATGGTGTTGCAGGTGTTCTCACTATTATTAACAATGGTTATATTTACGGTGCTGGAGGGGCAGGAGGTAGTGGAGGTGCTGCTTCTGCTAATGGCTCGTCTGGTGGTAGTGGTGGCACAGCTTTAAAGCTAGAAAAAAACATTACTTTAGACAACAATGGCTCTATCCTCGGTGGAGGAGGAGGCGGTGGAGGAGGCGGTGGTTCGACTGATGACCAAAGTTTCTCTGACCGTGATTATGCTGGTGGCGGTGGAGGCGGAGGCGGACAATCCTTCGGCTCTGGTGGTTTAAGAAACGCTGAATGTAGTGGCTCTGGATGTGTAAGACAATCAGGTAACGGTGGAGCAGGTACTTTAACTAGTGCTGGCGGTGGTGGTATCGGTGCAATAGCAGGTGGAAGCCGAGGAACAACAACTGCTGGCTCTGGTGGTTCTGGAGGCTCAGTAGGTAATAACGGTTCTTCTGGACAAAGCGGTCAATCAGGTGATGGACTAGGCTCTGGTGGGTCAGGCGGTAGTGCAGGAACAGCAATAGACAATAACGGATTTACAAGGACAGGAGATTAAATAATGGCAATAGGAGCATTTTTAGCAAAGGCAGGAATTGGTTTGCTTTCAGGATTCCAACAAAAGAAAGCTGCAGAAGCTAATCAGCAGTTTCAAGTAGACCAACAGAACTTAGCTTACGATAGGTCATTACCTTGGAGCAACTATGGTCCTGCAGGTAATGTTGAGTTTGACCCGGAAACAAAACAAATATTACAAACTTTAGACCCACAGTATCAGGCTATGATGCAAGGGTTTTTAGGTTCTTCTGCTATGGCAAACGAAGAATTACAAAGTATGATGGGCGACCCATATGCTATGGAGCAACAACAGTTTAAAAGGTTTGAAGACTTTAATGCTGATGCTTATAACCAACAGAGACTAGCACAACAAGAGCAAGCTATAGCACAAGGTAGGACTGGGACACAAGGTTACTACGACCAAATGGCTATTGAAGATGCTATTGGTAGAGATAGAATGAGAGGTCAGATGCAAGCTATGCAAACTGGTATGGACTACAGAAATATGCTTAGAGCTGAAGCACTTAGTATGGGTGAAGGAGCTATGAATGTAGCGGGTATGTTAAGACCTCAAGCAGATTTGGGAAGAATGGTAGGTCAAGGTTCTAATGCTACTGGTAATATGGGAGGAGTATCTACAGCAGGAAGCAATACTGCAGATACTAAAGCAGGATTTTGGTCAGGATTAGCAAGTCAAGCACAAGATTATAATTTTAAACCTTTAATACAAGATATAAAAAGTGGTTATAGTATGCTTACAGATGCAGCTAGAACTAACGCAATAAGAAATGGAACAGGTTTTAGTAGTGCTCAAGACAATGCTAGAAGAAGTGATTTATTTAGACAATAAAATTTTAGTAATTTATAAATAGGATACAATTATGGCAGAAGAAAGTATGTTTGGTATAGCTAATATCTTTGATTCAGCTACAGCAGATAATGTAGGTATTAGAGATAGAGCATTAAAGGTAGCTCAACTGCAACCGGGTCGTGCTTCTGTATATGGAGCAACTCAAGCCGGAGGTATGCTTATGCAAAACCTCGCTGGAATGGCAGGAATGAAAACCGCACAACAAGAAAAGGCTGAGACTATAACTAATATTTTAAAAGGTGCTCAGGGTATGGACCAAAACAATCCTAACACTTTAAGAAATATTGCTAATGAATTTATTCAGGCAGGTCTTCCGGGCATAGGTCAAAAGTTTTTAGATAAAGCTAGAACAATGCAAACTCAAGATAGAACTTTTGATTTAGAAACTAGAAAGACTGACTTACTAGAAAGACAAGTTGTTAGTGAAGAAGCTAAGACTAAGTCTGACATAGGTGTTCAAGAAAGTCGTCTTGAATTAGATTTTGGTAAATTTGAAAATCTTAAATATCAACAAGATAGAGATTATGATTTAGCAACAAGCGAACAAGAAAGGTTACTAGCTAAAGATGAGTATGCTAAAACACAAGATGCAATTCTTAATGAAATTAGAAACGGAGACCTTGATATAGCTAGAGCAAGACAAATGTTAGCTGAGAATGAGTTTGAATTTACTAAGATGTTTGAACAACAAAAAGTAGATATACAAAAAGACCAGTGGCAGCAGTCTTACAATCTAGAAGAACTTAATTCTAAAGCAGAAAGAGAACTTAAGTTAGCACAGAAAGATAATATTGTAATTGAAACTGAAAACTATACATACAATAATGATATCAGAAATGCTAAGATAGAAGCTGATACCGAAGCTCAATTAATGGCTACTAAACTTGCAGAAAAAGGATTAGAGATGCCTCCGAAGGGTATGTTCTTAGTTACTAATGATGGAGACAGGGAGATTATTAGTAAGTACAATGTAGAGACAGGAGAATACGATACAATTACTGACCCTAAAGAAATTGAAGCTGCGGAGTATGGATTAACCGCAGCACAAGCTAGAGTATACGATAGGATATGGGACCAATATAAACAAAGGTTCTTTGTATCGGGAGCATTCCCGGGAGAAGGCAACTGGAAAGAGGATACTCCTGAATTCTTATCTTGGGCTGAAAGTAATGTTACTGGTGAAGAAGGTTTAGATATTATTAGGATAGGTCAAGGCGGTACAAGAAAAACTTATAATAATAAATTAGAAGAAAACTTTAACAATGAAAGAATTACAGACAATAGTGCTGTTGCTGTTACGGTAGAATCTGTAGACGAAGTATCAGGAGAACTACGAGAAGATGTTGTTGTTGCTGACGTAGAACCAAATTTCTTATCAGACAAATATAACATAAACAAAAAACAATTTGATATAGTTCCTGCTAAACTTAATGGCAAAGACAATAAATTAAGTAATGGTCAGATTCTTACTTCTTTATTAAGGCAAGGAAAAGCAGGAGAAGCTGAAGAATTTGCAGCTACTCTATCAGGAGAGTTTAAAGAGAATCTTAAAAAAGTAGAAAACACTGGCAGAGAAAAACAAATTGATAATACTAGTGAAACTAAGTGGACAAAAATAAAACCGGGCGATTCTAGATATCAAACTGTATCTCAAGAAAAAAGAGCTGTAGCCAAAGGAGAGATTAAACAAATGGGCGGTGTTTGGTACACAAATAAATAAGGATAAGCTATGACTTATGAAGAAGAACTAGCTGCTTGGAAAGAAGGTAAGTCGATATCCTCAGGTAACTATATAAATAAATCTACTGCAGGTCTTAGAGGAAATATATCTCCTGAGTATGAAGAAGAAACTTATCAAGACAAACTAGCTTTTGTTGCTCGTATGGGTATGCAAGATACTTGGCGTGGAGTCAAGCAACTACTTGGTACTGATGAAGAACAAATGGCTGCAGACCAACGAAGGTTAAATACATATTTACAAAACGAAGAGTATGGTGGTTCTATGATGGCTGCTTATACTGCAGGTTTGTTTGGAGACCCTATCGGTTGGTTTATCCCCGGAATGAAAGCAAAGAACATTGCATCCGCAGCAAAAGCAGGAGCTATTGCCGGAGGTCTTTCTGCACCTCTAGGATATGTAGATGAAGAAGAAGGTATGACTAGGCTTAACAATACTCTTATAGGTATTGCCGGTGGTACTGCTCTGTCTCCTGCTATGTACAAATTCAACAAGACTATGGTTCCTGCTCTTAAGAGTGGTTACTCTAACATAGGTAAAGCTATAGATGACGGAGAGTTTGCTAAAGAATTAAACATATTTCAACGTAGTGTAGCTGCTCCTATACGTCCAGCTTATTCTGCTGGTAAGAAAGCTGCTGACAAATTTGGACAGACTAGATTTGGTAAGACTATGGGTGGTTGGATTATAGAAAACTATGGTCTTCCTGATACTTACGTTAAAGCCAAAGGTAACAGAAGGATACTAGAAAACAAATGGGCAGGAGACTTTAATGAAGTTCTTCAAAAGTTTGAGAAGCTAACTCCGGAACAAGACAGAGCACTATACAAACTTATGACTGACGAGAAGTTAGCTAAGTCTGAAATGGAACTTATGACTCCTGATGTTAAAGCGTTAGGAAAAGAAGGTAGAAATATTGTTAATGGTCTAGGTAAACAATTAGTAGACTTAGGTTTGTTAGATAAAAATGTTTTTAATGCTAACAAAAAGAAATATTTATATCGTTCTTACGAAAAAACTGCTGACCCTAGGAAGAAAAGAATAATACGAGACGAAAATAATGTAGGAGTTATTGCGTCAGAGTTTGTCCGTAGAGGTAGAGATAAAACATTTAGACCACGAAAGGGTCAGACATTAGCTGCTAGAATTAAAGAAGAAGAAGCCAACGGATACAGAGTAATTAAAGAAGGTAAGGGTCAAGTCCTTATGAACAAAGATTACACTCCCGAAGAAAGAGCAAAGATGGGTGAGATTATAAGCTCTACATTTGCTATGGCTAAGACTGGTAAGCTAATGACTAACGATGTAGCTACGTTTAAATTCTATGATGATATAACTAAAATGGGAAACGATGTTGTATTACCTAAGAATGTAGCACCAGAAAATGTGCCAGAAGGTTTTATAAAGATGCCTGAAACTTTTGTTAAGGTAGGAAAGAAAGGAACTAGAGTTCGAGAGTTTGGAAACTTAGCAGGTAGGTATGTATCTCCAGAAGTTCATAGGGATTTAGTGTGGGCTAACAGAATGAAGAAGTATCGACAAGGTAGGTACGGAGGATTTTCTACGTTACACCACAAGGCACTACAGTTTTGGAAGAGAACTAAGACATCTCTTAACCCAGTAGTACATATGAACAATGTTATGTCTAACGTAGTTCTGTATGATTTAGTTGATGGTCAGTACAAACACTTAGGCTCAGCAGGTAAAGATTTCTTTAACGCGTTTACTCCTTTAGGTAACAAGACTAAGAGTGAAGACTTTAAAATGGCTGAGAAGTTAGGAGTCTTTAATGCTGATATGATGAAGAGAGAACTAACAGACTTTGAGGTGGACACCTACAAGAAGTATATGAAGATAGGTGCTCAGAATGATGACAAGCTGTTAGATAATATGTGGGAGAGCACAAAGAAACACGCAGGTAAAACTCCACTAGATAAGCTATACAGTGCAGAGGACGGTGTCTTCCGTCTAGCTTTATTTAAGGACCACTTAGCTAAGAATGTTAGAGAAGGTATTACACCTACTGATGACCAGTACGCAGAAGCAGCAGCTTTTGCTCGTAAGTATATGCTTGACTATGAGATTGATGCACCTGCAGTAGAACTAATGCGTGAGACTGCTATGCCATTTATCTCTTATACATATAGAGCTGCACCTATCGTAGCTGAAACAGTAATGAAGAGACCTTGGAAGATAGCTAAATGGGGTCTAATCTTAAATGCTGCTAACGATTTAGCTGCGGACGATGAGGAGTACAGGACAGAGAGGAAGAGATACGAGGAGCTGAATATGGGCTTCGATGTACTAGGAATTCCTGGGGCTAATACAATGATTAAACTTCCTAATGAGAAGTATCTAGACGTATCGAGGTGGATTCCTGCGGGTGATGTGTTCAGCACAAGCCAACAAGGGTTTAGCGTACCGGGTCTTCCCGCACCTTTACAGCCATCAGGTGGTGCTATTGGTGGTATAGCTAAAGCAGTCACAGGATTTGACACATTCACACAACAGATGGAACCGGGAGTAGGTTCAGGAGTTATGGAGGATGAGTTAAAAGCTAGGGCTAACATCATAGGTAAAGAGTTCTTACCTTTCTTTCATCAAGGGTTTAGCATATATAATGCTTATCAAGCTAATGGTAAGAGGCATCCAACTAAAGATGACAAGAGTTTAAATGAAGCACTTCTTGGAGCTATCGGTATTAAGGTTAAAACTTATGACGAGCAGAAGATGAAGATGCGTGTAAACTACAAGTATCAGAATAAGATAAGCTCTCTAAACAAAAAGATAAACCGTATGGCTAGAGATAGAGCAGGCGGTAGAGTAGACAACGACAAGTATAAAGCAGAGATGACTAGACTTAAGAAAGAATTAAAGAGGATAAGTAAAGAAGCAGGACAAGCACTTAAGAGGGCAGACTAATGGGTTGGTTTACTGATGTAATGCAGGCTTTAGATAAGCCTTCTAATGCTGTACAAGGTTTATTTGTAGGTGCTAGTAGGGATGATGAGACTGCTATGGAAGGTCTTAAGCGTGGTTGGAACCAAGAAGAGAACTATGACTTTGAACAGATATTAGACGAAGACTTAGCTAAGAAAGGTTACTACGAAAGAAGTGGTGCAGATAGATTAAAGTATATGGCTTTCGGAGCTGCGAATCTTATTGTCGACCCTCTTAATTTAGTAGGTGCAGGTTTATTTACCAAAGGATTAAAAGGTGCAGAGAAGGCAGTTAAAGCCGGAGCTGATGTACAAGAAGGAGCAATGAAAGGTTTTGCTTTATCTTCAGTACCTAATTATATACCTGAGTTTTATGGTGTAAGTAAAACAACCCAAGCTACTGTTGGAGATATGAAACGTGGTTTATTTTTTAAATCGCTAGACAATGCTACTCCTTTCCAAAAGAAATACTTAGCCAATGTAAACGAAGGACTTAAGAAACCTGTGTCTGTTGCATCTTATGAGGTAGCACAAAAAGGACTAGGGATAGGTAAGACCATATTAGAAGGCGGTAAGAATGTAGCTAAGAATGTTGTTAGTCCTGAGAATCGAGCTATATATAGAAGCGAAGGGATTAATAAAGGTCTTATGACTAGTAAGGCTCTGTCTGATAAAGCAGATACAAACATAGAGTATGTTCATAGAGCTTTATATAATATGCACATTACTCAGCAAACAGGTTCTACAGGCTCTAGGCAATTGTTGTCAGACTTTATGTCTAGACTAGGTAACGCAGGATATGTACCGTTAAAACCCGGAGCATATACAGATGCAGTAGAAGGATTTCACACTGTAATGAAAGGTTCTTCCGGACCTGCAACCAAAGCTGAAACAGATGCTATACAAGCTATAGTAGGAGAGCAATGGAAAGCAGGAAAGACTATGTTTCAAAAGCTAACAGGTAAAGAAGGGACCTCTATAGGTAGCTCAGAGAATGCTCTTCTATTTACTAAGGCTGATAGTAGTACCGTAGGAGGTAATCACGCTAATGATATGAGAAGGCTTTTAGGTAAAAAAGAAGGTGAATTAGCCATCATACAAAAAGCGTTTGATAATCCTGCTGTAAGTAAAATGAATTTAGATGAGTTAGCAGATTACCTAAAAGGTTTAGAATATACTAGACCTAAGAATCCGGGCAAAAGATTTTGGACTAAAGAATTTTGGGATACTTTAGCAAACGCACCAAGAGAAAAGTATACTCCTAATTTTAAAGTAGATAAAGATTCTGGTAACGTCTGGGTAAACTTTAGTTTTAAAGGTAGTTCTATTACAGAAGGGGGAGTTAATTCTTTGGTAGGTTTTCAGCCATCAGGTCGTATGGTATCTGTAGTTAGTGACGAACATAACTTTATAGAGAAGGTCCCGGGTGTTTCTAAGATGTTACCCAACAGAGTAGTAATGATGACAGTTCCTAATATAGATAATATTAAAACTTGGTCTGCTGTGTCTAGTAAAAGAAAACCAAAAAGTTATGACCCAAAAGCATTGGGTTATAATATGAGAAAAGAAAAAATGGTTGAGGATATTAACAAAGCTAATCCTTTATTTGAAGCAGGTGGTAGTGATTACCAACAGATGTTAGACAAGGTTATTAATTATAAACCTAAGGCTTCTAACCTAGCCTATGAAAAAGCTAGGCAGAAACAGGCTTACGGTATAGGACTTATGGCTATGCCTACAGGTACTAATGATTAGTACGTTCTTCAAAAGATATTAGACAATCATCTATATGTAGATAACCAACTTCTTTGTCTATCCATTGACTCCCTTTGAACTCTGTGTTCTCTGGGAGTTTTTTTATGTGCCACTTAAAATCATATCCGTCTTCGTCTGATTCTAAATTAGCGGGGTCAAAGATATATATTGTATGACTGCCGGGTTTGTTAGGCATTGATACTGCGTACCAAAACTCTAAGTTGTTCTCCTCTGCAAAGTTCTTGTTCCAATCATACTTCATCTTCTCTATTAATGTGTCGGGGTAGTGTTTATTCCTACACTTAATCTCTAGCATAATCCCGTGCTCTTTATCAAAAGCATCGTACCTTGAGAACCTATCATCCATAGGTTCAAAGTTATACTTCATACTGTTAAGTGCTTTAATAACTTTATTCTCGTTCACTTACTTCCTCCAGTCAGTTCGCCAAAGTCTTGGATTAACTTTGTCACCGGTGACAGATTTCTTGTCACTCTTTAATTTGTAGTATAGCTTGGAAGTCCCATCCATACGGACGAGACCCCAAGTTTTGTTAGCCTTAGTCTTTAAGCTCATCGACTATATCTTTGTCGAGTAGTCTCCAAATAATAAGGGCTGCGATTATACCTGCCAATCCCCCATTGCCTAAGGTCCATACTATACCTAAGATAGAACCAATTACATCTCCAGTTAGGAAGGCTACCTTTGGACCAAAGATAATCTGTAATATAATTGATAAGCTAATCAGTTTAATGCCAACGTCAATCGCACCATCAGCACCGTTCTTTACTTTCTCTAACATATTGTCTCCTATATTAATGTAAAACATTGGCTATACAAGCCACCCCTTTCTAAGAGCATCTAGCCACATAACTACATAGACTAGGCAACTCGTAGAAACTATTGTCGCTATTGTAAGCGTACACTGTAGAACTATTTCTAATTTTCTCATAGTTTCCACCCCGCACATAGCGATTCATCTTCTGCTCTGCAAGTTAGTTGTTCATCCTTGTGCATATCAAACTTAGTTTGCAACTCAGAGCATCCCGTTGCAAAAACAAAAACAATTAATAAATATTTCATTCTATGTCCCTCTCTTCTTCTACTAAATCAACAAGCTCACATACACTACCAGTACAGGCTAGTGTCTTAGTACCTACTGTAGAATCTGTAAGTTCATACTCGCTAATTAAATCCCAGTTGACTTGCTTGGGCATAGTCTTAGCTAGTGCATCGTGTGTCTTCTTATCACACTCCTCGTATGGTGCTTGCTGATATGTATGGTCTGAGTGTGGTAGGAAACTAACACCTGATACTTCATCAAAGTGTTTGTATACCCACGCACCTACATCCATCCACTCGTGTTCTCTAACACTAACAGTAACACTAGGCTTGTGCTCACAGTAGTACCTCTGATATGTAAGCCACAACTCTAGCTGTTCGATAGCACTCCTCTCGTTCCTAGTTACTGCACCCTTAGGAGCTTTCATAGGGAAAGAGAATACCTTAACGCTGTTAGGTTTCATTACATCAGCTTCCGCAGGTATACCTTGGTCTTCCATAAGCTGAGCGATAGGGTCTTTAGCGTCTGCTCTAACCCTACGGATATAGTAGTCACTGTGTCTAGTGTGTATACCACTAGCACTATCTACTAGCTGACTGACTGTACCACTAGGTTTAATAGCAGTAGTAGCAGTAGCTTGTTGAATACCTAATAGCTCTGACCAATGAGCATTAGTCTTAACAGATTCTTTTCTAAGCTCTACTAAGAAATCAGCTAAGCTCTTCTTACCATAGTAACCTCTACTGTCATCATTACTGCCATTCATAAATGCGTTGTCCATAATACCTGTAAGAGATACACCTAGTAGTGCTTCCTCTTCTGTATTGTGTACCCACTTAGGGCGTAATCGTTTGATGTTAGTCAGTGATGCTTGGAATGTACCTAGTATACTAGCAAGTCTAACCTTACGGAGTATATCCTTCTGCGTGTCTTCTGCTCTGACTACAACCTCAGTCAAGTTACAGAACTGTCCGTCTCTCAGAATGATTTCACTACAAGGATTACAACCAAAGTCGTGGTCTGTATCACGTCTACCAATAGACTCTACTTGTTTAATCGCGGCTTCTCTGTTGAAGATACCACGTTCACCTGACTTAGACTCGTACAGTGATGTCCACTCTTTCATAAAGATACCCATATCAGGCTTCTCTGTATAGCAAACACTGTTGTTACTCAGTGCCATCTCTGGTGTATCTGACCACCACTGACCACTCTTAGCATTACGCATACGCTCGTCAGTTAGATTAGATAAAGAGATAAGTGCAGACCTACGTACACCGCCCACAACTACAACCTCTGCTATCTTACACATCATACGGTGACACTCATAACTAGTCAGCTTACGCCCACCTGCTTCTTTAAATATGTTAGTAGAGAAGTTAAACAAATCAAGTAGAGGTTCAGGACCACTGGCTCTACCACCAAAGGTAGCAAGTCTAGCACCCTTAGGTCTCACCTTAGAGAAGTCCCACTTAGGCATCTCACCATCATACAAGTAAGTGATAAGTTTACGGAACGCAGACTGCCATCCCTCTTTACTATCCTGTACGACAATCACATCCTCTACATCTACCATAGTTTCAGGCACATCAGGTAGCTTGCTTATGTGTTGTCTCTCTACACTAAACCCTACACCAGTACCGTGCATCAATATAAATAGACACTCATCAAATGCTTTAGGATGGTCTACACTAAGGTAGGCACAGTTGTACCCTGCTATATTATTCTTAGCAAGAGCCGGACCTGCGGTCATCAATGCTCTCATACTAGGCATAACTTCTAAGTTACATACTGCTTCCTCAAGTATCTTCCTAGTCTTAGGTACTAACTCTTGGTTCGTATTTTCTTTTAAGTGTTGCTCCATAAAGTCAAAGTATCTAGCAACAGTTTCTTTCCAAGTCTCTCTCCGCTTCTTCTCAGGTAGCCATCGTGCGTACCTGCTAAGTGCAATGAAGTTTTGGTAATCGTTTGGTAATTGATTCATTCATCCTCCAGTGGGTCGATTTCGATGTTTACCATTTTCTTTCCATCGTCATCTAAGTAAGTATTATATTTAAGTCTTCCGTTCCTGTGCATAAGTATTGCATCTGTTATCCCTCTGTCATAACATCTAGCTCCGTGTCTCCATATCATTACTGAACCCAGTGCTAAGATTGCTACCATCATTAGGATAAAGTTCTCAGTCGTTATCGTCAACATCTTCAAACTCCTTTCTCTTGTCCATTAATTTATCCTCGAACTCGTGTAAGATATCTTCTGTTGTTATATCCAATACCTCACACAGAGTACAAGGGTCTAGTCCTACATTAACAATACGCTCTTTTAATTCATTTAAAGTTAGAGCCATACTGTCCTCCCTCGTGTTCTATAAGTTTATCTAAGAACCATCGAGCTTTCTTTAAGTCCTCTATACCATTCTTGAATCGCCATCGGCAGACATACTTGGTTATAGAGGCGGTTAGGTAATCCATATCTTGGTCTAAGATAAAGTCTATGACCTCAATATTACCCTGCTTATAATGGTTAGGATTTATGTTATCTTCGTCCACTTCTTAAGCTCCTTAATTTCTTTAGTTGAAAATATTTTAATATCATACTTATCACACCACTGTCGATAAGTAATCTTATTACCCTTGGCTACCTTGGAGTCGGGGCGTGGCATCAAGAAGATTAATGTCTTGCCTTCAAAACTTAACTGCTCAGCAATTGATTTATACTTCTGTCTGTCACCACTCCTAAAGAACCCTTTGACTTCTATATGATACCTACCCTTAACAAAGTCAGGGGTGTAGTTCTTTCGTATCGTATAGGCAATCCTACAGGGTTCATACTTCCATTCTCTGCCCAGTGCTTCCGCACATTCTTTCTCTAGCTTACTCCGAAACTTTGTTGCCATCTTTATCTACCTCTATTACATTAGGTAAGTTCTCAACTTCAACTAAGTACCTCGGTCCATTAGCATATATAAATGTTCTAAGTCCATCCCAACATTCATACTTGTAAGCACAGTAGCTACATCCTACAGGCAACTTCATATTACCTGACTTGCCATCAGGCACAGGTTCGTAGCATCTCTTTGGTGGTTTGCTCAGCTTAACTATATTCTTGATAGCTTTGATACGCTCTACTATTGAGAAGAAGTTTAGCTTAGCCCAGTACCACTGAGATTCATCAGCCATATCATACTTAAGATACGTCAGGTGTCCGTTGGTCTTGTCCATAACTAACCAACCTACATCTGTTGTGTTCTCTGCGTGAGCATAGCCTTTGATTTGGTCCACATATCCAAAGGGGTCATCATTAATTAGAGAACCGTCCTTGAATTTCTTGAACCCATATGGTGACGCTGACTTAACATCAGTAAGTACACCATCAATCTTACAGTCCATTGAACCTTTGATACCTTGTACTTCTACTTGCTTCTGTTCGTGTGTCACATCGTGACCGGAAAGTTTAGTAAGTGCTAGTACCATCTCTTCAATTAAATGACCATAAAGAAACTTGATTCTAGTGTGTGGCATAAGCTCCTCACCCTTGTATCCGTTGTAAGAATACCACAACTGTCTATCTTTCTTGCCTATGTTAGACATACGGAGCTTGCGTTTATCGAACTTGCTCTCTGTGATATTGTTTCTAAGTATCTGTTTGACATTCTCACCGAAGTCATTGATTACTTGTTCTATAGGTACACCATCAGGAATTTCTTTGGTGTCTATCATACGATATATATCGTCTACTAGTGTGTCTGTTGCCACGTTCTACCTACCTTATATTCACCGTCCAATGGACAGTTTAGGTTAAAAGATTTACCTGCTTTGATGATAGCTCCTACCGCTAGACCACCGAAGAAATCAGCTTGGTCATCTCTGACCTCACACTGAAACTCATCGTGCACATTTAGTACAAACTTATAGTCTATGTTGTACTGCTTAGCATATGTATCTAGTAGCACCAACGCTTTCTTCATAACAACTGCACCTGCACTCTGCAATAGAGTATTAAGTGCTGAATGTTCTGAGCGTATGTGTAGCTTTCTACCATCTAGTCCTGTCACCCACCCCTTCTTACTGGAGTCTGCAACCTTACTACGCAAGTGTTTTAATGCGGGAGTATTGTCAAGAAAGTTCTTCTTAAGTATACGACCACGCTTCGGACCACCTCCTGCTACCTCACCAATCTTACCATCTCCTGCTCCGTAAAGGAAAGCATAGATAAAAGTCTTGGCTTGGTCTCTAGTCTGTAGTCCTGCTGACTTCTGATTAGCACTGTGTATATCACCGTTGAGTATCTCGTTAGTGTATGCTTCATCATTCATATAGTGGGCGAGCATTCTAAGTTCTAGTCCACTAGCGTCACAACCTACTAGACTGTAGCCATCAGGCACGGTCCACAGGTTACGACAGTCAGCTCCATAGCCACCCTCAAAACCCCAAAGTATTTTACCATCTTTGTCGTGCTTAGTCGCAGGGACTTGAGCACAATTAGGTTTAGAGTGTGTCATCCTACCAGTCACAGCACCGCAAGGGTTTACCCTACCGTGTACTCGACCAGTACGCTCATCTATTGCATCTACCCAACTCTTTACCATAGCTATACGCTTGGTCAATGTGAGGTAATCTACAATCAATTGTGCTTCGGGTATCTTAACAGTCTTAAGTACCTTCTCATCTACGATAGGGTTGCCCTTCTCAGTAAATGATTTAGGTTTCCAACCGAAGTGCTGTAGATACTTAGCTATCTGTTGGCGGGAGCCTAAGTTAAACTCCGGGTAGTCGTAGTATCCCCACTTCTTGTATCCCCAGTCATTATCTATATCAATTATCTCATCACCCTCATCTAACCAGTGTGCACCTTTATCTAACTGTGCTTGATATCTTTTAGATATGCTCCCATCCTTGTTGTGAGTCTTATCACCGGGATGTGGCAAGTCTACCCACACAGGCAGAGGTTTAAATCTCTCGTGTACCTCATCCTCTATGTCTAGTACCTTCTCCTTCATCTCAGCGAGCAGTTCATAAGCACGCTCCTCATTGAGTATCATACCGTTGTCGGTCTGCTCTCTTATGATGTCCGCAGTTCTGTGTTCTATCTCTACTGCGGGAGAATCTTTGTCACTGGTGACAAGATGGTGATACAAGGCTCTAGTTACTCGTACATCTTGTTGACAATACTGTAACATCTCGTGGCTATACTCTTCCCAACCACCTTGATAGTCATCCTTGTAGTTACCTAACCTCTCACCCCAAGACCTCAGGCTGTGCCCACCATCAAGGCTAGGGTTATGTAGTCTAGAAAGTACGAGAGTGTCCCGTAAATTAAAAGACCAATCCATCCCAGTAACCCTACGCAGAACAGGAATATCAAAATTAATAATGTTGTGTCCAACAAGAGTGTCAACATCCTCCGATGCCAACCATTTTCTAAAAAGTCCATTGGCTTCTCCTCCTATAAAATTGTAAACAGTAGACTCACCATTATCAAGCATCGCACAAATGCAATGTACTTTGGTAGCGTTGAGTCCATCAGTTTCTATATCAAAAAAAGCTGTGTTCATCATCTACCTCCGTCAATCTTCCGGTGTCACTGTCATACTGTAGCTTACAAGCGGGACCAGTCAGACCTGAGAACCTATTCTTTATAACCCGTAGTGTTGTTTGGTTACGGATGATAGGGTCATCGTCCTGTTGGTTACGCTCCAAGCCTATTACAATGTCAGACAACTGAGCAATTGCTGCGGAACCTCTAAGCTCTGATAAGCTCACCTGTCCACCTTCTTCGTGAGCCCTACCTTGAGGTCTCCTAAGATGAGATATAAGGAATAAGCCTACGCCAGTCTCCTGTACTATCTTGCGGAGCTTAGTCATAATGGCATCAATTGCCTTACGCTCGTCAGCTATACCGTCTTGGTCACTGACTACGATAGACAAGTGGTCCAGTACAATCCACTGACAATCATAGGATTTAGCATACGTTCTAATCACATTAAGTAGTGAGTCCTCAGACATACTACCGAAGTGGTCATAGAAGAATACATTCTTGTCGCCTACTGACTTCTGCCACAGTGCTTTCTTGTCCGCATCACTCAGCTCTCTTTCGTACTGAGGTATGTGGATAGGAGCATTGGCTTCGATAGACATCAGACCCTTAACAGTACGCTCGATAGATTCTTCCAAGTGAATGATAGCTAGGTTGTCCTCAGTGTTGTTCAGTATGTAAGACTCCAATTCCTTAACGACACTGGTCTTGCCCATACCTGAGCCACTGGTGATAGTTACTAGCTCTTTCGCTCTGAATCCATAAGTCAAAGTGTTAAGACCTTGCCACGGATAGTCAATAGTAAGTAAGTCTTCATCCTTAAGTAGATGTTCCCAAGTATCCTTACCTCTGATGATACCTGCAGGAGTATAAGACTCAGCAGACCACCAAGCATTAGTAAACTCTTTAACCTTTCCGTTCACTAGCATATCACTAGCGTCCTTCATAGGTAGCTTACAAACCTTGAGCTTGCCGACAGATATAATATCTTGACAGGCTTTGACCGCATCGAACCCGGCTTGGTCTTGGTCGAAACAAAGCACTACATTATCGAAAGACTCTATGTATTCTAGATTGTCTTTGATATCTCGTGACGCAGAAGACGCCCCATTCTTTAGGGAGACCACCTGCCACTTGCCATCGAACATTTCTGAAATCGAGAGGGCGTCAATTTCGCCTTCACAGATAGTCAGATACTTACCACCGGAGCGGTTAGCGTTCTGTCCGAATAGCCCGGAGCCTTTGTTCGTTCCAATAATCTGAAACTCTTTAGTTGCGACAGTTCTCTCTTTATATCCGAGGAGCCTATTGCTCTCGTTAGAGTCGTAGTATGGATAGTAATGTTTCTCTATCTGACCGGTCTTGTCGTAACTAACAGTGACACCAAACTTAGATGTTATGTTAGATGATATGCGTCTGTCCTTAATTGACGCATTAGCCACACCTCTCGGTGTAATTGTTTGCATAAATGTTTCCTCCTCATAATGTTTGTCACCGGTGACACTTTTCTCATAGTGACCACAGGCATTACAATAACCGTGACCATCAGAATAGATAGCTAGGTTATCACCTGCTCTGTCCCCACCTGTATCTCTACAGGCAGGGCAGGGCTTGTGTTCTACAAACGTAGAGGGGTTATGCGAAGAACTCACTAGTCTCAGCATCCTGTGATTTGTACCCTTCGGTACGCTTCAATACTTTAACTGCAGTGAGGTAGGTTGCGACACCGTGTTGAGGGTGCTCGTTTCCTGCTTTCCAAAGTACCTGTACTTCTGACTCTGCTCCGAAATCGTGACCGATTGCTTCACCGTCGCCAGTCTTCACCATCTCAAAAGACAATGGATACTTAGTGGAGAACTTGCGTGCCTTGTAAGACCCTCCGTCCTCTGTCTGAATAGTGCGGACCTTAACACCTGCTGACTCTAGTGCTTTGGCTTCTTTGTCATCAACAGCGACAGTAAGTGTGTACTTACCAGTATCCTCACCGTTGAATTTTTCTGTACTGTCTAGATAGACATACTTTGCTATACCTTTAGTTATCATAGTTTGTTTCCTCGGAGCCCTGAAAAAAAAGACTGCTGTGACGGACTCGAAATCACAACAGCCAAACATACTTTAGACTCAACTAAAGTGATAATCATTATGGTTATCTCTTTAATTGAATCTATAGTAATATTTTAATCTATTTGTCAACCGATGTCAACATTAATATCTTCTTTTTTTATATCCCAATCATCATCTAAGAAAGAATAAGGATTGGAATGGTATCTACAGGTAGAACATAAGTCTAAATATTGTGTTCTATCTGCAGGGTCTTTAGCCTTAGACTCCCACTCACTGAGCAAAACATCGCAACATTTACACTTCATTGTAAATCCTCCTCATTAAGTATGTCTTTGTTCTCATAAGTGATAGCAGTGCCATCGTCATTATAAAAAGGTAAGTCAGGATTGGGCTCATAATCTGTCACCGGTGACACATAATCGTGTCTACCGACAGACCAACCATTCTTCATAGCATATATGTATGCGTCAGCCTGAGTGACATTGTCTAGCATACAGTTGCCTTCTCCGTCAGTCACAAAGTACAGTAGTTTTGTGTCTTCATATACCTGTGCTAGTCTACTTATCAGTGGTTTTTTGTGCATTTACTTGCTCCTCTATGATTTCTAATAGTAATTTAATTTTCTCCTCAAGACGGTCATTCTCACGCTTGAGGTCCCTGTTAATTTGTAACGCCTGCTTGTAGGCATTTTGATTGTTGTTAGGGTTTGTCATTTCGTACTCCATCCGTCTTGTTTAAGTTGTTTGATTTCTGTAACAAGGTCATTAATCTGCTGTTGCATATCAACCATTATAGCAAGATATGTGTCAGGCTCAATAGCGTAGGGATAATTTTCTTCGCTTAATCTACCATCATCATCAAAAATTTCCTTGCCTATTCTGTGTCTGATGTCAAAAAATGATTCAACTTGCTCGTCAAAGTCCCTAACATCGCTTGAATATATACTTATTTCCATAATATCTCCTAAAAATTAACAGTGTATTCGACTCCCGCATCAACGAGAGACTGTAAATGCTCAGCTTGACCCTTATAACGCCTAGCTAAGCGGTGATTATCCTCAAAATCTGCATCTTGGTAGAGCCTAACGACTCTTTTCAGCTCTACCGCAGTGTCAACTAGCATAATTTCCTTGAGAGGGGTCCAATCTCTGCCACTCATCAGTCAATTAACTCCATATAGGCTTCTACATTGTTCTCAATGAACCAATTCTTGCCTTTGTTAAAGTCTTTATACAGTTTTCTAGCTTCTACATAGTCACCGCCAGTGCCAAGCTCTATATGGTCGTGATAAGACATCATAGTATGGTCATAAATAGCCATCTCTACCGGGTCCAGTTCGACAATGACCCCAGAATATGGGTTCTGTCTGGTTCCTTTCTCCGGTTCAAGCCACATATGGGCTCCGAATGGTAGCTTTTCTATGTCATAGCCCCAAGATTTGTATAAATCCTCGCGTTTTACGGTTAATTCTTCCTGTGTCATAAGACCTCCTAGTCTTTTGGTTTATTTTGTCGCTCGTAAAGTATATCAAACTTCCGAGTAGCTAGATTATCTATCATTTTCTTGATTCTGTCAAGATATTTCGTCATAGAATCAAGCTCAGTGTAGTCAACTAATAGATAAAGTTGGTGATGGTCCTGAAATTTCTTCCGAAATTCCTCAAGGGTGACATCGACTTCACCGTCACCCCAAGATTTTTGTACTGATATTGTTTTTTCCACAAGACCTCCTAGTCTTTTGATTAAAATTATGTCACCGGTGACAAACTATTTGATACGCTTCCAAGTCTGCCACGTTATAGACTGGAGGTGTAACGGGTCCAGTCCTAATGTTTCAGCGGTCATTGTATAACACTTTTCTATGAATTCATAGGCTTTAGGTGTTAGAGACTGCTCTTTATCTGTTGCGGTCCGACCGATAGCAATTGCAATCGCGTGTCTATCCACTGTCACCCCGGTTCCATCCGGGTACATCATATTCATATAAAAGCGTGATGTCTTCGGACCGCTTAGAATCTCCAGTATTTTAGAGTCGGAGCCATCGCAATCTAAAATCTTCCTAGCTTTACGCTTGTTGGCTCCCATATGTCCGCAATCACCTGTCAAAATAAAGTCAACTGCAATCTCCTTGTTTTTCTCCCACTCTTTAAGTGGAGACAAGGCACTCACAACGCCTAGAACTTGATTTACGGTGATATTATACTTTCGGAATGACTTCATAAAGCTAGACACCTCAACGCCAAAATTATGAGCTTCTCTATACCAATCATTACGCTCATAATCTGCAGATACTTTGTATACCTTAAGGATATTATTCTTAATCACTGTCCTAGAATATTCCTTCTCTCCGATTCTTACTTTTTGCATATGACCTCCGGGTCTGTTGTTGATTTGTGCCAATAATAATTTATTGCTTTGGTATTGTCAACAGCTAACCAATAATCTGTCACTGGTGACAAACTTTAGACGAAAAAAAACCCGGGATAAACCCGGGCTCTTTAGGTTGCGGTGATTTACTTTCTATCCTCCGGCTTCTTGAATGGGATAGTTGCAGTCTCTAGCAGTAGATGAGCTTTAGCATCGTGCAATTGTCCTTCGTAATCATCCTTTGACATTGTGGAATCATCTCCCAATGCCTTTTCTTGCCAGTCTCCTATGACTTCCAATAGAGTCTTTTCTTTCTTAGCTTCAGGCTCCGGCTTGACTAAGCAGAATTCTCTCAATTTACCCCTATCAGCTTCCTTGTGAGTACCCCTTTCAGTGATGTCTTTATCATTGACTAGGCGTATAGTGTAGTGATGAGTATCAGGCTCCGCGTTATCTCTAGCGGTCAAGATAGATTCCTGAGTTTTCTTCTTAGCGATGAGCTTCTGCATCTTGTGAATGCGTCCTTTAAACTCCTTGAGTTCTTCGTTCTCTAGTGTAGTGAGTTGCTTATTCATTTCCTTAAGAAACACACCCTTAAACTTAGTGTTAGTTGCTACAGCTTTCAGGGTCTCAGTGACTTGTCCTTCTGCCTTGCGGATGTTACCTAAAGTATCAATAAAGCTCGCTATTTGTTGTTGGTCTGTCATTTTATTTTTCATTGTATTTCCTTGTAAGTTATTGTAATTCCTAGATATTTTGTCTATCTAGGCTCCTAAGCAATCCCGCTTAAGATGAGTTCATTATACATAAGTGCACGCCTTGTAAACAGAATCGTATAAAAATAATTTTCTAGAGTCTGTCACCGGTGACAAACACTGGAGCTCTAAAGATTCACACTCGAGCTCTCTTTTTTCTCTCATTTGTGCACAATCGGACAGCTCCACGCGTGCTCCAAAGTGACACCCCGGGGACCCAATAGGACCGTGCGTGTATTATATATAGGCTCACTCACAGATTGGAGAGGATTTGGGTAAAATCTGTTGTTTACTAGAGAATTTCTACAAATGACTTGTGCGGGGAGGGACTTAAGTGACTTTATTTACTAAAGAACCTTGACTTCCATTGAAAAGTATGCTATACTATTACTATAGATTAAAAAAAAGATTCACCTAAAAAGGCTTCTCTTAGAAACAACCTTTTATTATCATTCTAATTTACCATTTTAGTTGAAACTATAGTATCACTAAGGAGTTAGGATGTCTAAAAAAAATAAAGGTTCACCCAACTTATACAAGGGTATGAAGAGTTTAAACCCTAACGGGAGACCTAAGGGCAGTGTCAACAAGTATACAGCCCTGAGTAGAGAGTTGATGTCTAATAGAGGACCAGAGATTGTACAAAAGGTTATAGACTTAGCACTCGAAGGTGATAGGACCTGTCTTAAGATGTGTATGGATAGAATCATACCTACAACTAAGGCAGTAGAGTTTAGGTCCGGAGAAGATAAAGGCAATGTAATTATTAATGTTGGTGGTCTTGAGGCTAAGAAAGTAGAGATAGAAGAAAAAGACCAGAAAGAACTAACATATGAAGACGGTGTAATAATAGAAGAAGCTGATATTGACAAAACAATTGTGAGTATTGGTAATGGCTAAAGAGTTAGATGTACAACTACATCCAGCACAGCTAGAAATCTTCAATAGCACTGCCCGATTTAAAGTAGTAAGTGCGGGTAGGCGATTTGGAAAGTCCAGACTAGCAGCGTGGATACTTATCATCAAGGCTCTACAGTCGGAAAGTAAGGATGTCTTTTATATAGGTCCTACGTTCCAACAAGCTAAAGATATTATGTGGAATATGCTTAAGGAACTCCTTCACGGGACAGACCTTATAGAGACTACCCACGAGAATACAGCTACTATGAAGTTAGTTAATGGTAGAAGAATTAGCTTGAAGGGTTCGGATAGACCGGACACGCTGAGGGGCGTGGGACTTGCTTATGTTGTACTCGATGAGTACGCAAGTATGAAAGTAGAAGTCTGGGAACAGATTATAAGACCTACACTTTCAGATGTAAAAGGTGGTGCACTCTTTATTGGTACGCCAGCCGGGAAGAATCACTTTTATGATTTATTTTTAGAAGCAGAAAAAGATGAGGACTGGGAAGCATTTCAGTATACATCTACAGACAATCCTCTAATAGACCCTAAAGAGGTAGAAGTTGCTAGAAGAACGATGTCGACGCAAGCGTTCAGACAAGAATTTGAAGCGTCGTTTGTAAGTTTTACTGGTGGTATATTTAAGAATGAGTGGATTAAGTACGATGAGAATGAACCGGAGGAAGGCAATTTTGTTATTGCGGTTGACCCTGCGGGCTTTGAAGCGGTGGAAAAGGAACGTGGTCTTAAAGGGAGTAAGTTAGATGAAACAGCTATATCAATCGTTAAAATCCACGGTGATAAGTGGTGGGTCAAAGATATACTCCACGGTAGATGGAATATTAAAGAAACTGCTTCTAAAATATTACAGGCTGCAATTGAGAATCAGGCAACGACTGTCGGAATAGAATCCGGAGCGTTAAAAAACGCTATCTTACCTTATCTGCAAGACGAGATGAGAACACAAAATAGATGGGTAGTTATAACAGACGTAACCCACGGTGGTAAGAAGAAAGCAGATAGAATTACTTGGGCTCTACAAGGTAGAATGGAGCACGGTAAGATTACATTTAATCGTAATTCTGATTGGAATGGTGAGTTAGAGACACAGTTAATAGAGTTTCCTAGTAAAGGAACACACGACGACATTATCGACTCTCTCGCTTATATAGACCAAGTTAGTGTAGCAGACTTTATGCACACAATAGAATTAGAAGAGGAGTGGGAACCATATGATGAAGTTGCAGGATACTAATGGAAGAAAATAAATATCAAGGTTTAGCAGGTTGGTTGCACACTCGATTAGATGAGTGGAGAGACCACAGGGATTCCAACTATCAATCTAAGTGGGATGAATATTATCGTCTATGGCGTGGTATATGGCAAGCATCAGACAGAACTAGAACGTCTGAAAAGTCTCAATTAATCTCTCCTGCATTACAACAAGCAGTAGAATCATCTGTTGCTGAAATCGAAGAGGCTACATTTGGCAGAGGGAAGTGGTTTGATATCAAAGATGATATGCTAGACCAAGACCCTAGAGATGCTGAGTATGTTAGAAACTTACTTCAAGAAGACTTAGAATCTACAGGATGTAAAGACGCACTGTGTGAGGTATTTCTTAACGGTGCTATATACGGAACAGGCATTGGTAAAGTATCTGTAGCAGAAAGCACTTGGAGATATCCTGTCGAAGTTCCTATCGAAGGAACTATGGTTAGTGAAAGAATACTGCAAGAAGATAATGTAATAGATGTTAAGGTAGAAGCAATTAGTCCTAAAGAATTTCTTATAGACCCTTCTGCTGTTAATATTGATGAAGCATTAGGTGTCGCACACGAAGTAATAAAGCCTAGACACAGCATTATAGAAGGTATAGAAAACGGTACTTATCGTGATATACCTATAGAAGGCAGCTACAATCAAGAAAGATTTGATGGATTTGACCCCGAGCAATCTAGAGCAGATGCTTCTGACCAAATAAAGATTACAGAATACTGGGGTAAAGTACCCTCAAGATTCCTATCTGAAAACGAGGATATGGATGATTTTGAGTATAACGACGATGAATTAGTTGAAGCTGTAGTTACTATGGCTAACGACGAATACATATTAAGGGCTGAACGTAATCCATTTATGATGGAAGACAGACCTTTTATATACTACCAACACGATATTGTACCAAACAAATTCTGGGGTAGAGGTATTTGTGAGAAGGGCTTTAACGCTCAAAAGGCTTTAGATGCAGAAATGAGAGCACGAATTGACTCGTTAGCTCTGACTACTACACCAATGATGGCTGCCGACGCGACTCGACTACCGCGTGGAGTCAGACTAGAGGTTAGACCGGGTAAGACTGTACTTACTAATGGCGACCCAAGGCAAGCAATAATGCCATTATCTTTAGGCAGCACCGACCAAAATACTTATACTCAAGTACAGAGCCTACAGAATATGATACAGATGGGTACTGGAAGTGCTGATACACAAGGAAGTGCTGAGCGTGCTACATCTGCAGGTATGTCTATGCAACAATCTTCTGCAATTAAAAGGCAAAAACGTACTCTAATGAATTTTCAAAACACATTTCTTATTCCTATGGTTAATAAATGTTTGTGGAGGAAAATACAGTTTGATGTAGACAGGTATCCTATTGTAGATTATAAGTTTGTACCTTATTCTACTATGGGTATTATGGCTAAAGAACTAGAAGCACAACAAATGGTTAGTTTACTGCAAGCTATACCTAAAGATTCTCCAGCATTTAATATTATATTAGTATCCATATTTCAAAACTCTAGTATGCACAACAGAGACCAGATTGTCCAAGCTCTTATGCAGGGTATGCAAGGTAATCCACAAGAAGACCAGATGAAACAAATGGCTATGGAATTACAACTGCAACAAGCACAAGCTAATGTACAAAAAACAGTAGCAGAAGCTCAAGAAGAGCAGACTAAAGCTATGAAGAATGCTGCAGAAGCAGGAGCAGCACAACCTGATGAGCTTAAAATACAAGAGAAGTTTATAAAACTACAGAAAGATTTAGCTTCTATTGACAAGATGAGAGCAGATACAGAAAATGTAAATAGCGAAACTATGAGAAACATACCAGAAGTAGAGCATTTACAATCTGAAACATTATTAAATATAGCTACAGCACAAGAAAAGTTACAAGGATAGTATATGGCTAAGACAGCAGCGTGGCAACGTAAAGAAGGTCAAAATCCTAAAGGCGGATTAAATGCTAAAGGTAGAGCTTCTTATAATGCACAAACAGGAGGCAATCTAAAAGCACCACAGGGAAGCGGAACAGATAGTAGACGTGTATCTTTTGCTTGTAGATTTGCCGGTATGGCAGGACCTATGATAGATGCGAAAGGTAAGCCTACCCGTAAAGCTCTTGCCCTAAAGAAATGGGGCTTTAGCTCTGAAGCAGCAGCTAGGAATTTTTGCAATAGACATAAAAAATCTTAATGGTTACAAAGAAAGAAGACGAAGAATTTTATAGAGATAGAATCGAATTGTTAGAAACTGAAGGATGGGCAGACCTTATTGAAGAATTAAAGGTTATGTCTGAATCAGTCAAGAGAATAGAATCTATTGATAACGAAAAAGACCTATGGTTTGCCAGAGGTCAGTTGTCAATTTTAAGACAGATGATTGTTTTAGAAGAGGCAACAAAAGCAGCGATGACAGAACTAGACAACTAGCGTCATCTTTTTACAACTTCATAACCCTAACGGGCGGAGAACAATGATATGAGCAATATAGTAGTAGACCCTGTTGACGAATCAGCAGATGTAGAGGTAGAAAACACAGTAGAACCTGAAGAAACCCTAGAGGCTGGGGAAGCAGAAACACAAGAACCTGCTTTTGAAGTCCCGGATAAATTCTCAGGTAAAAGTGTAGAGGATATAGTCAAGAGCTATCAAAACTTAGAACAAGAACTTGGACGTAAGAGTCAAGAAATTGGAGAGTTAAGAAGTTTATCAGACAGTTTTCTCAAAGCTGAAATATCTAGAAACGACGGACAGACAAGTCAAACGACACAAAACTCAAACAACGAAACAGAAGAAGATTTTTTTGAAGACCCCAATAAAGCGGTTAATTCTTTAATAGAAAAACATCCTAAGTTTCAAGAATTCCAACAGTTCCAAGCTCAACAACAACAAAACACGAGCAAAGCACAGTTGGAAAAGACTCATCCTGATTATATAGATATTGTACAAGATTCAGGATTTCAAGACTGGGTTAAAGCTAGTAAATTTAGAACTAACTTATTTCAAGAAGCTGATTCTTATAACTATGACGCAGCAGATGAATTATTGACACACTGGAAAGAGCGTTCAATGATTGATAAAACTGCAGAAGTTAAACAAGAACAAGCAGAAACGAGAAAGAAAGCTCTAAAATCTAGCAAGACTGAATCTAGAAGTTCAAGCGAAACTACAGCAGGTAAGAAAACATATCGTAGGGCAGACCTAATACGTCTTAAAGCAACAGACCCTAATAGATACGCAGACTTAGCTGATGAAATATACAATGCCTATGCTGAAGGTAGAGTCAAATAATTTGATTATACTATAACACAGGAGTAATATTATGGCATCAGGTGCAATCGGCACTAACCATCAAACGGTTACTACGGGTGCGAATTTCATCCCAGAAATTTGGTCGGATGAGACTATCGCAGCGTACAAATCGAACTTGGTGGTCGCTCCATTAGTTACTCGCTTGAATCATAAAGGTAAAAAAGGTGATACTATTCACATTCCAACGCCGACTCGTGGTTCTGCGACAGCTAAGGCAGCAAATACAAAAGTAGCAATTCAGGGTGATACTCACGGTACTACCAATCTTTCGATTGATAAGCACTATGAATACTCTGTATTGATTGAAGATATCACAGAAGTTCAAGCATTGAGCTCTCTCAGAAAGTTCTACACTGACGATGCGGGCTATGCTCTCGCTAAGCAAGTAGACACTGACCTACTAAACCTTACTGAAGGTTTACAGGGCGGTACTGTAGGCGGTTCTGGAGCTTCATCTTGGGAGAAAGCATACCTAGGTTCAGGTACGACTTTATACACTGGTGACTCTTCTAACGCAGCAGACATTACAGACGCAGGTATTAGAGCTATGCTTCTAAAACTTGACGATGCGGATGTACCAATGGACAATCGTTCATTAATCATTCCACCAGTCTGTGCTAATGACTTGCTAGGCATCAACAGATTCACTGAGCAACAGTTCATTGGTTCTGGTGACGCAATTAAAACCGGTAAGATTGGTCAAATCTACGGTGTAGACGTATACATCTCATCTAACTGTCCTTCAGCAGCAGGTAACTCTGGTGCGGATAGAGTAGGTGTATTACTACACAAAGATGCAATCGCTCTAGCTGAACAGGTTGGCGTTCGTAGCCAGACTCAGTACAAGCAGGAGTACCTTGGAGACTTGTTTACTTCTGACACTATTTATGGTGTTGGAGAAATGCGTAATAACGCAGGACTTGCTTTCGTAGTACCGGGCTCATAAGTTAATTGAGCAGTAGCCCTTTCTCACGAGAGGGTTACACTGAATTAATTAGGAGTAAGTATGCCTTTTTATGATTTTGAATGTAAGAACAAACATACTACAGAGATGTTAGTATCTTACAGTAAAAGAGAAGAGACTCAGATTTGTGAAGAATGTGGAGAACCTGCTCATTATAAATTAAGTTTTTGTACTAATTTTCAATACGGTAGCAACTATAGTTCTTTTGCTGCTGATACTCATAAATGGAATATGAGAGAACAAAAAAGAAAGTCGATGACAGAAAGTCAAAAGAATCAATCTTACACAGGATAGTATGGCTATTAAAAGAAAACATTTAAGTTTATTTGAAGATTCTTCTAGTCGTCTAGAGCTAGAGGCATTTAAGAATAAAATTAAAAAGTTATATGATGAAATACTAGAGCGTACATATAAGATAGAAAATCCCGGAGCTAGTCCTGAAGAGGTTGCAGCATATGTTGAAGAGAATGGTCTAGAGTTTCCGGACGATAGTGTTAATGAAGAAACTAGCGAAGTAGACAATCTAATGGAAATGTTAGATAGTATAACTGAAGAACAAGACGTACTAGAGCCTGTTACAGATTTATCTATGGAAAACAAACCTAAGGAATATAAAGGTACAGAACCTTCTTCTAAGTCTCACGAAGCAGGTCTTAAAGTAGAGACAACAGAATATAAAGATAGGATGGGAGGATTGTTTAGTGTCAAGACAGACGAAAGAAAAAGAACAGCTACTAAAGCACCTCAGATTCCTACCGGCAAAAGTATTAAAAGAGATACTTCCACGGCTCAACAAATAGCTTTTGCTCCTTTAGTTGAGCAGTTTAAAGACGAGTTAAGAAGCCTAGCAGAAAGACAAGCAGCAGGTGTCAGACACTTTAGAGAGGGTATATAATGGGCAAGAGACTACCTTGGAGAAAACAAAAAACTCTAGCAATGCTGACAAACAGAAGGCAATGGCAGAGAGAGTTTGACGTTACAGAATCGTCTGCTGCAGAAATAGAAATTGAACAAGGTGGCTATTATATTATTACTGAGGCATCCTCAAGTGCTACACCTAACTACATTATTACGGAGTAAATATGGCAACAACTAAAGTATCAGCCTTAGCAGCAAAAACCTCATTAGCAGGTAGTGAGGAACTATTAATTAATGACTCTGGTACTTCTAAGAAAGTAACAGCCACAAACCTACTAGCAGGTGTATCAGTTGCCGATGGCTCTATCTCAACAGCTAAGATTGCAGATGATGCGGTTACTGAGGCTAAACTAGCTAATGCAATTAATACAGCTATTGCTGCTAACACCGCTAAGACATCTAATGCTACACATACTGGTGATGTTACAGGAGCAACAGAACTAACTATTGCCTCAGGTGCAGTAGAAACAGGAATGATTGCTGACGATGCGGTTACAGCAGACAAGTTAGCTAACTCTATTAATACTGAGATTGCAGCAAATACAGCCAAAGTAACTAACGCTACTCACACAGGAGATGTGACAGGTGCTACAGCACTAACTATTGCAGATAATGCAGTCACTACAGCTAAGATTGCAGACGATAATGTAACAGCAGATAAACTAGCCAACTCAATCAACACCGATATTGCCACAGGTGTAACAGCCAATACTACAGCTAATGCTGCCTTACCTAAGTCTGGTGGTGCAATGACTGGTGCTATTACCACTAACTCTACATTTGATGGAGTAGATGTAGGTGCAAGAGATGCTGTACTAACGAGTACAACAACAACTGCAAACGCAGCCTTACCTAAAGCAGGTGGAACTATAACAGGCACAGTTACAGTATCAGCTAACGCAGTAGGAACAGTTACTACAGACAATGATGGCTCATTCAGTATGTCAGATACTAACAACTTTAAATGTACACCGACAGGTAACTTCACACTAACCTTTACAAACATTGTTGCTCAGTCTGGAAACATACTTCTTGTCAACTCAGGTGGACACACAGTATCAGCACACGCTAACACTAAAGTCGATGCTAACTTATTGTCTACAGTATCAACAGCAGGTACTTATTTACTGTCTTATTTCTCAGATGGCACAAATGTTTATATGACTAACTCAGCAATCTACACCTAATATATGGCATTAATACAATCAACTGCAATACCTAGTGGTGCTACTGACTACGAGTTAGAGCAGAGTCTTAGGTTTAATAATGATGATTCAGCTTATTTAAGTAAGACTTTTGCTAGTGCAGGTAATCGTAGAACTTGGACTTGGAGTGCTTGGATTAAAAGAAGTAACAGTAGTGCTACGCATATGTTATTTTTTACTGCTGTAGCAGGTGACTTAACAGAAGATGACCATTTTGGTATTCGATTAGATAGTGGAGCAAGTAGTAACATTGTTTTAACTTGGGGTGATGGAAACACAGCAGTTACAAATGCAATTTTTCGTGACCCTAGTGCTTGGATGCACATAGTAGTGGCAATAGATACAACACAAGGTACTGACACAAATAGAGTAAAAGTTTATGTAAATGGAACACAACAAACATTTTCATCAACAGACTTACCATCGCAAAACTTTGAGTATGGAATTAATAAAGCACAAGAACATAATATTGCAAGTAGAGTAATTTATGGTGCTTCGGGAAATTATTATGATGGCTACCTAGCAGAAGTAAACTTCATAGATGGACAAGCCTTAACCCCAGCAGACTTCGGAGAAACAGGTGACTACGGTGAATGGAAGCCTAAAGAATATTCAGGCACTTATGGTACTAATGGATTCTACCTACCGTTTAAACAAGACTATACAGTAGAAGGTTTTAGTACGGTTACTTATAAGGGTAATGGTGGTACACAATATATAGGTGGTACTGGATTTCAGCCTGATTTAGTATGGATAAAACAAAGGTCAAATGCTGACAGTAATGTTGTATTTGATGCAGTTAGGGGTGTGCATAAAAGATTAGTAACAGATTCTACTGCTTCTGAAGCAGACTGGACAAGTGTTGATAAAGGATTAGATGTTTTTAGTTCTGATGGATTTATAGTTAAAGATGATTCTGTTGGTAACTATTCTGTTAATAGGAATGGTGGCACATTTGTAGCTTGGAACTGGGATATGGGTGGCTCTAATGCTACTAACACAGATGGAAGTATTACTTCAACTGTCAGAGCAAATCCTACTTATGGACAGAGTATAGTTTCTTATACTGGCATTGGAGATGCAGACCAAGCTTATACAATTGGACACGGGTTATCTTCTGCACCAGAAATGATTATTGTAAAAGCTAGAACTGAATCAGGAAAATCTTGGCAAGTTTATCACGAAGGAGTTGACGCATCTTCTCCGCAAAATTACAGATTAAAATTAAATGAAACTGCTGCTAGAGAAACTCAATCTACTGGAAATTCGTGGCAAAACACAGCTCCAACAAATTCAGTATTTACTGTCGGTAATGGTAGTTGGGTAAACGAAAATACTAAGGCTTTTATAGCCTACTGTTTCCATAGTGTAACTGGGTATAGTGCGTTTGGAAGTTTTAGTGGTACAGGTAATTTAGCAGGACCGAGTGTGACATTAGGATTTAAACCCGCATTCGTTCTTATACGAAAAACAAACGGTGGTGCTGATTGGCTTATTTTTGATAGTACTAGAAATCCTACAAATGAAGTAAGGTCTTTTCTTGAACCTAATACAACTGATGCAGAAACTATAGAGCAAACAACAAACTATGAATTAGGTATTGATTTTGATTCTAATGGTTTCCAAATAAAGGCTCGTGGTGGAGGTATGAATGGAAATGGTGATAACTACATCTATATGGCATTCGCTGACAAACGAGAGTACGCATACTGGCTAGACCAAAGTGGTAACAATAATGACTGGACAAGTAATAACCTAACAGAGTCAGATATATCTGTTGATAGTCCTACGAATAACTTTGCTACGATGAATCCTAATAATCCTATTTTTACAGGAAAAACTCTTAGTGAGGGTAATTTAAAAGTATCGGGTTCTACAGTAAATCAAGTAGGTGCTAATGGCACTATTTATATAAACAGTAGCGGTAAATGGTATGCCGAAGTTGTAATGACAGAAAATGCTGGTGGACAACCAATGATAGGCTTAAATGATGGTACAAATACTTTAGGCAATAGAGGACTTATATTTTATAACGATGGTCGTAAAGGACAAAATGGCGGTTATGTAACTTATGGAAGTAATACCAGTTGGACAACAGGCGATATTATGGGAATTGCCTACAATGGCGATGACAATGGTGGTGAGTGTACCTTTTATAAAAATGGTGTTAGTTTAGGAGTAGCTTATACAAATTTAAATACTGCTTTAGGTGATACATTTACTTTTACTTGTCAAAATAATGCTAGTGGCACAACAACTTTTATTTGGAACTTCGGTCAAGATTCCTCATTCGCTGGTAACAAGACAGCACAAGGCAATCAAGATGGTAATAGCATAGGTGACTTCTACTACACACCACCTACAGGCTTCTTAGCTTTATGTACAAAGAACTTGCCTGATGTAGATGTTGTGCCTAGTGAGCATTTTAATGTTAAGTTATATAATGGTAATGGTTCAAATAAAAATGTAAGTGGTATTGGTTTTCAGCCAGACTTTACTTGGATAAAAATGCGTTCAGCTAGTATGGACCATATGTTAATGGATGCTGTAAGAGGAGCAACTAAAAACTTATATTCTAATGGAACTGACGCAGAAGGAAGTATTGGTTTAACTTCATTTAATTCAGATGGTTTTACAACTCAAAGCAATGTAAAAGTTTCTACAAGTGGAGGAAATTATGTAGCTTGGAACTGGAAAGCAAACGGTAGTGGCTCATCTAATACTAATGGCTCTATAACTTCTACAGTTAGTGCTAATGTAGATGCTGGGTTTAGTATTGTTAGTTATTCTGGTGCAACAAATGCTACAGTAGACTCATCTAATAATAGTGGTAATTACTGGACTATCGGACACGGACTAAGTGAAGCACCTGAATTAATTATAGCTAAGAACAGAGGTAGTGGTGGTTGGTATGTGGGTTCAGACTTTCTAGGCTCGACACCGTGGACTAGTGGCTCTCATTTAGTGCTAAATAGCACAGCTGCAACAGCAAACAATGCTAATATGCTTTGGGGTAACGCAGCACCTAACTCCTCTACATTTAAAGTAGGTGGTTGGGATGTAATAAATAGAAATGGCAATACTTACATAGCCTATTGTTTCCACTCTGTAGATGGCTACTCTAAGGTCGGAAAACTGCACGGAAATTCAGCCGATGACGGAACATTTGTGTACACAGGATTCAAGCCAAAAATGGTTATGTGGAAAAACACAGAGGCTTCAGCTAACTGGTTTATTATGGATAGCGAAAGAAATGAAGGCGGTAACGCTGGAAACCCTATAAGAAGTTATTTGCATCCAAATAGTTCAGCAGCAGAAAACTGGGTAGGCACAAGCGGTATTTTAGATTTTACATCTAATGGCTTTAAATACAGAGCATCAAATAATTCAAGTTACAATTTTGATTACGATTACATTTTTATCGCATTTGCAGAAACACCTTTTAAATATAGTAACGCGAGATAACAGGAGTAAATATGTGGTACTTTAACGGACAGATAATTAAAACACCTAAATCTATGGAGATTAGTGATGTGCTTTATCCTAGAACAATCTTTAAGGATAGTACAACACTTACCTCACTAGGCATTAAGGCATACAGAGAAGTCACTCCTGATAGCAGATACTATTGGAATGGTGAGTTTACTGTAGACACAAGTGGCTCAGAGGTTGTAGGCACATATGCCTCAACAGCTAGAGATGTAGCTACGCTTAAAGCTAATATGCTAGAGAAAGCTAGAAGTGCTGTAGCCAGTAGATTAGCAGACATAGACTGGTATTGGTCAAGAGCAGCCAAAGGTGGTACTGCTGTGCCAAGCAATATAGCTACATACGCTACTACTTTGTATAGTGAACACGAAACAATTAAGACAGCTATTAATGCCATATCAGATTTAGCTGGAGTTATTGCTTATGAGAATAAACCTCATACTGAAACTAGAAAAGTTAAGAATACTGCTGAGGATGGTACAGAAACATATGGACCAGAAACAACTACACACACTAGAGAAATAGATATGTGTACACACTTTACTGCTAACCCTACGGATGAAGTAGACCCAGCATTTGTGAGTTTAGTAGCTGACTAATGAGAAAGTTATTTGTTGTATTGTTGTTGTCAAGTTCGGTATTTGCAGCAGACCCTATTGTTACAGACTCAACAAGTGTTGTTACAACAAACGGTACGCAGACAACTAAGGTAGAAAGCCCGCCACCTAGTGCAATAGCACCTCAGTTTGGTAGTGGTAACACCTCAGATTTATGTACGATTAGTTCTAGT